TTGTATCTCCTACCGTCTATTTAGTAGGTTCAAATTAGAAGTTTACGCCTGAAGCTTCGAAGTGTTGATAGCTCCAACTAACTGAGAATTCTTCAACTGCACTTTCACTATCCATACTCAGGTCAATTGCAGAACCACTTGTCGTTGGCCAACAGTTACGAAGAATATATGTCTTCAGAACTGTTTCGTCACGATCCAGTTGTTCAATAGTCAAGTCTGTCTGATAGTCAGAAGGAGATACAACACCAGTATTCAATGCGAAATCATTGATACCATTTGACCAGCGTTCAATTGCGTTTTTAATCATAAAGTCAGTGTCATTAAGAAATGTAGTTTCCCAAGCTTCTGGAACAGCGGCATCACCCGCCATGAAGATTGTACGACCACGGAATTTCAATTCAATTGGAGTGATTGCACGGGTTGGTAATGCCGCAGCCTTAACAAGAAACGAGGTTCTACGAGTATCAAGACCGATTGCGATACCTGATGGTGGAGTAATAGTTACCCTAAATTGGTTGGCTCTTGCACCACCACCGATTAAACTTGCTTTAAAGTCATCTATGTTAGCCATGATTAACCTCCCACCTCACTAAACGCAACACCAGTTCGAACGGCGATGAAGTTTAGTGTAATAAAGTTGATTGACCTTGCTGGTTTGATGTAGATGTCACCAATAAACTCGTTACGGTCAATGACCTCACCAGTGTTATTAGTTGAATCACAAACTACCTTAAAGTCGAAAATACCTCTACGACCCTGCACATCCCGCAAGAAGGGTTCTACCAGATTACGGAACTGAGCTCTTGTAAATTCATCGTTGAACTCAAAGAGTTGGAACTTAGAAGCAGTGGCAATTGCCTTCTCAAGAACAAGGAACAGACGCCGCACGTTAATGCGGTCAAATGCACTTGGTTTTGTAAGAGCAGTCTTATCACCAAAGAGTGTAACACCCTGACCGGGAAAGTCAACCACTGGGTTGATCCGTGCCTTGTAGAGAATGTCACGATCTGCTTTCTGTGGGTTGTATGCGAGTTTAATTGCACCACGAACACCACCACGATTATAACCAGCTGGTGAGAACCAAGGGTCTGCAACACCATCAGTGTATGCACAAAGACCAGCGATATCACCATTCAAAGGAACAAATCGATACACATCACTATATTTGTCATACATGTACTTGTATCCACTGTCGAATACCATGTATGAAGATGATGGGCACTTGTCAAACGCATCCTTGACATTTTCTGTCTGAGTGATAGATGATGTTACACCAACTGTCGCAGCACGATAGGGTGATACGAAACCAACGCAATCTCTACGAAGTTCACAAAGATCAGTAATCATGGTTACAAAAGTATCCTGACCAGCTTCTGTATCTGCAACACCAGAACTTGGACCACCCATAATTAGGTTGATGTCAAGATTTTCTGTGTCAGCAAACTTGTCATAAGCAAGTTCAATTTCACCAGCAGTAACAGAGTAATCGTCCGTTCCACCAGTTAGTGTATCAACTGTAACACCACTCACTAGTGTAAAGTCTGTTCCTGTTGCAATATCTGTACCCCAGTTAGTACCTGCTGCAATATGATCTGTCCAGTAGATATAGTTGGAACCACGAAAAATAACATCTGGATAGTAGTTACCACCACCTTGAGTAGTTTTTGCAGCGGAGTTCTTAGACATTCCCGACCATACCTCAATAACTGAGGATGTACGCTGTCCCTTAACATCAACATCATAACCTGTGATGTCACCAGTTTTATCATAAACTACAACATGCAATTCATCTAATTCACCACGACCGTTTGCAATTGACCAATCAGATGTGCCGGGAGCACTGTCAAAGAGGTCACTGAAACGCCACCGACGACGAATGAGAGAGTTATCAGGAATAATCGTCTGAAGTCCGCCACCAGCAGGATCATCAAGAACCCGAATGGTGAGAGTTTCAGAGGAAATTGCTGTAACTTCGTACTCTACGTTACCTGTTTCCACTTTGGTATGACCCGCAGCAGCAGAAAACACCAAAGGAGTGTTGTCTGCAACAGTGATTGGCTTATCAAGGATGACATTTTGCTGATCAGTAACCGTGGCAACTTTAACCACTTCGTCACCATCAGAGATGCCTGCACCAAGAACTCGCGCACCAACTGCGATTGTA